CGGGTGCGAGTTTGCTACCCATAGTTGGGCAGACGGTGATCGGCCCTGCCCTCGCCTTACGCGACGTCGAACGCGCCAGACGCGCTGGCGACCCTGCGGGGATGGCACTTGCCGGTACGGGCGCGGTTCCCGGTGCACGGCTTGCAGGACTTCTGAAGCGGTTTGACCCGACCCGTGCCGAAATCTTTATCGGCAAGGCGGCAAAAACGTATGACCCTGCCGCCGAACGCAGAGCCTTGGAGATGGAACAAGCGGGCGTTGACCGCAACACCATTTGGCGCGAAACGGGGACAGGCCGGGCGTTCGGCCCACACTGGAAGCAGGAAATAAGCGATGCCGGGGCATCCCTGCGGAAAGGCGTTGATGTTGATGCCGCTACTGCTGGTATCCCCGCTGAACTGGCAATGGAACACCCGGAACTTTATGAGGCGTATCCGGATCTGCGGCAACTGATAATTCGTCAGAACCAAAATTTAGGGTCAGGCGCGGAAGCGGCATATTTCCCCCCAAACGTCAAGCGCAACCTACCGGAGCGTATCGACCTCGGAATGTCCGTCAGGAACAGACCAGCCTCCGCAACCTCGGCAGCGTTGCATGAAATGATGCACGCAATTCAGCGGAGAGAGGGATTTCCCAGAGGCGGCAGTCCAGAGGAGTTCAAAGTGAAAAATGATTTATTAGGTATCGATGCATTCGACCAATATCGGCGACTGGCTGGCGAAGCGGAAGCGCGAGCGGTGCAAAGGAGGAAAGTCTGGGAAGCCAACTTAGAGCCAGAAAGTAGGTCCTACTGGCGTCGTCAAAGCCCTCCGTGGCGATGGTTGGATGTGCCAGAGGAAGATTTGATATTCAGATTAAATGTGCCAGAGGAAGATTTGATATCCAGAGGCCCTGGACGCCGAGCAAAACCAAAACGGTGATATTTAAATGATGCCGCCGGTAGTAACCCCAACCTCCGCGCTCGCCAAACGCGCAGGCATCCCACAGAGCATAGCTAAAGACTTCATTGCAGAAGCCATGAAACGGATGCCTAAGCGTGATGCAGGTTGAGCATATCGAACTGGCAACGGTAATCCCGTTCGCCAAAAACAGCCGAATCCATAACGACGCGCAGGTGGCGCAGATAGCCGCCAGCATTCGTGAGTTTGGGTTTACCAATCCGGTATTGATAGACGAGGCCAACGGCATCATTGCCGGCCACGGGCGCGTACTGGCTGCCCGTAAACTGAAACTGACAGAAGTTCCCTGCATTCGGCTCGTCCACCTGACGGACGCCCAAAAGCGGGCTTACGTTATTGCCGACAACAAACTTGCCCTTAACGCCGGGTGGGACGAAGACCTGCTGGCGCTGGAGATCAAAGACCTGCAAGGCATGGACTTCGACCTCGACCTGCTGGGCTTCGACACGGGCGAGCTGGATGAGCTATTATTTGGTGACGAGCAGCTTACCGAAGGACAGGCAAATGGCTCTGGTAAGTTATCCGACAAGTTTCTAATTGCGCCTTTTAGTGTGCTGAATGCTCGCGAAGGCTGGTGGCAGGAAAGGAAGCGGGCGTGGATTGCCATGGGTATCGAAAGCGAGAAGGGGCGCGGGGACAACCTGCTGCAATTCAGCGAAGCGGCGAAGTTGCAATCAGTAAGGCAGCGCAGGCGTAGCGCACAGATCGGCGGCATGAACAAGAAAAACGCAAAGATTGGGAAGACTTTCGGTGCGGAAGGCAATGCTAGTGACCAGACCGGAACCAGCATTTTCGACCCGGTGTTGTGTGAGCTTTCCTACCGCTGGTTCTCCCCTGCGGGTGGAGTCATCCTCGACCCGTTCGCTGGAGGCAGCGTTCGCGGCATCGTCGCGGCGAAGCTGGGCCGTCAGTATATCGGCGGCGAATTGCGGCGGGAGCAAGTGGATGCCAACAGAGAGCAGGCCGACAGCATCATCAAGGACAGCGAGCCGATTCCGGTATGGCATTGCGGTGATAGCCGGAACATTGACAAGGTCTGCAAAGATGTGCAGGCCGATTTCGTGTATTCATGCCCGCCATACGCCGATCTGGAGGTCTATTCGGACGACCCCGCTGACCTTTCCTCGCTACCTTATGAGGAATTCCGGGCGGCATACTTCGAGATCATCAAGAAGACTTGCGGCCTGTTAAAGAATGATCGTTTCGCTTGTTTCGTTGTGGGCGAGGTGCGCGACAAGAAGGGTAATTATTACGACTTCGTGGGCGATACTGTGCAGGCTTTCCGTGACGCTGGGCTGGCCTACTACAACGAGGCCATCCTAGTGACGGCAGTTGGGAGCTTGCCGATCCGCGCAGGGAAGCAATTTAGCGCGAGCCGAAAACTTGGGAAGACTCACCAGAATGTCCTTATTTTCGTGAAGGGGGACGGAAAGAAGGCAGCGCAGGCGTGCGGCGAAGTTGAAATCAGTGATGAAGCTTTTCAGCTATTGCAGAGGGAATCGCTGAATGAGTGCGGCTTGCCCTACCGGCCAGAAGGCCATGCTTGAATCCAATGGCGAACCGTTTGAGGCGGCGGCATGAGAAAGCGTGGCGCAGAAACAACGGTATCTGAACGCACAGGGTTGCCCAAGCAGGGACGGCAGGGTGAGGGGGGCGGTCGGCCACGGTTTGAGATTGATTACGAGGCCGTGAAGAAACTCGCCAGCATCCAATGTACGCAGGTCGAGATAGCCGCGTGGCTTGGCTGTTGCGTCGAAACTTTGTTGCGTGACGAGAAGTTTTGCCAGATTTATAAAGATGGAATGGAGAACGGCAAGATGTCCTTGCGCCGCCACCAATGGAAGGCGCTGGAGGGAGGCAACACCACGATGCTGGTTTGGCTCGGTAAGCAGTATCTCGGACAGCGCGATAAGAACGAGTTAACCGGAGCCGATGGTAAGGACTTGACTGTGACATGGCTGCCACCCCAGTAGTAATTCAATACGCGCCACGGCAGGCGTTCATGTCCTTCCACAACCGCACCCAGCGCTGGGGCTGCATCGTCGCCCATCGTCGCGCAGGCAAGACGGTAGCGTGTGTCAACGACATCCTCCGCGCCGCCATCATGTACAAAGGCCGGAATGGGCTGTTCGGCTACGTCGCCCCCTTCGCTAACCAAGCACGGCGCATCGCGTGGGATTATTTCAAACGCTACTCTGAACCTGTCCTCAAAGAAGCCAACGAGGTGCAGATGACCCTGACGCTGGTGAACGGCGTCAAGATTTCCCTGTTCGGGGCCGACAATAACGCCGGAGATGCCATGCGAGGTCTCGGCTTTGCGGGCCTTTACCTGGACGAGTACGCTGACTTTCGGCCCAGCGTATTCGGCAATGTCTTACGCCCAGCCCTGTCAGATCTCCAGGGCTGGTGCGTGTTCAGCGGCACGCCGAAGGGACGTAATCAGTTTTGGGAAATTTACGAAACCGCCAAGCGCATACCTGATGAATGGTTCCTGCTGCGCCTACCGGCCTCCATTTCGGGCCTACTCCCTAGCAGCGAACTAGCCGCTGCACAAGCGCAATTAAGCCCTGACCAGTATCAGCAGGAGTACGAGTGCGACTTTTCAGCCGCCATACTCGGGGCTTTTTTTGGAACCGAAATGCGCGAGGCGGCAGACCAGGGCCGCATTACCGACACGGTGGAGTACGACCCGGAGTTTCCCGTCCACACGGCGTGGGACTTGGGCTACCGCGACGACACGTCAATCTGGTGGTATCAGGTCATCGCGGGCGAGGTGCGCGTCATCGACTTCTATTCGGTCTCGGGTGCTGACATCCACGCCATCGCCGAGGTCGTAGCCAAGAAACGCTACCGATACGGCAAACACCACCTGCCGCACGATGCACGCGCCAAGTCCTTGCAGACGGGTAAAAGCATCGTGGAACAACTCGCTGACGCTTTGGGCTTCGCCAAACTTAGCATCGTTCCCGACATCGGATTGCAGAACGGTATCCAGGCGGTGCGCCAGATGTTCCCCCGCGTCTGGTTCAACTCTGTGAAGTGCGCCGAGGGGTTAGAGGCTTTACGCCAGTACCAGCGTGAGTACGATGACGACAGGAAGGCATTCCGGGCTTCACCCCGACACGATTGGACTTCACACCCGAGCGATGCCTTCCGCATGATGGCCGTGGCGTGGCGATCCGAGCCGACAGTCGCCGCGCCGCTGGAGAGTAAGACTTTGATTGTCGGCCCACAGAACCAGGTGTCGCTCAACGAAATGTGGGATGCACATGACAGGCAGTCGCCCCGGAGGGCAAGAATATGAGTTTGTCAATAACCCAGAGCCAAAACTACAAGAACATTACGTCCACGACGACGGTGTACACCGGCACCGGCGGGCTGTTCGGTATCTTCGTGGCGTCCGCTTCCGGCACGCCGACGCTGAAAGTCAGCGACGGCACGACGACGGTGGTGAACACCTTCACCCCAGCCGCTGCGACGTTTTACACGATTCCCGCTCGCTTCGGCACCAGCCTGATCGTGACCGTGGGCGGCACGGTTGACTGCACGGTGTTTTGGATTTGACCCATGAACAGTGAGCGAGAAGCACGCTGATGGAACAACCCGCCAGCCAACTCGAGGACTACCTGCGCGTCATCGGGCAGTACGAGAACGAGTTCGCCAAGTGGCAAGCGCGTACCAAGAAACTGATTAAGCGTTACCGCGACGACACCCGAGGTCAGGCAGGGACTGAGACGGCAAGGTTTAATATTTTGTGGTCAAACGTCCAGACGCTGGTCCCGGCGGTCTACGCCAAACTCCCTAAAGCCGACATCACCCGCCGCTTTGGTGACAACGATCAGGTAGGCCGGGTTGCCGCACAGTTGATCGAGCGTGCGCTGGA